TTGAACACCAGTCTTACCTTTATTCCAAGGTACACGCTTCTTCATTTTTTCTTTGGTTTCTAATGAGAATACTTGAACACCAGTCTTACCTTTATTCCAAGGTACACGCTTCTTCATTTTTTCTCTAGTTTCGAGCGACCAAGGCATCATCTTCTTACCTTTGTTCCAAGGTATGATCCCCGCTGTAGTCTCACCGCCATCTGTCAAATTCAAAAGAGGCCCTTTATCCAAATCCTTCCGACCAATCTTCTTTATCAGCCGCACTTCTTCCAGCAACACATGTTCTTCTGTCTGGCCAACATTGAAAATAGATACTAGATCATTCAACTTCCATTTGTTCTTAAGTTTGTCGAGCTTATGCTTCAGCCAACGATTGCGACCACACATCTTCTTCCATCTATTACCAAACCCCTTTCCTACGTAAAACGGTTCAAAGGAAAACTCCATTCCGTCATACAAAAATTTCCCTGGCTTTGACAAATCTAAGTATACGTAATTGTAAAACACTTTCACCAAAGTATTTATACAAACCGCTATTGCAATGGCGGTCAAACGGCAAGGGCGATGCCTCTAAAGCTCTGGATCAACGGTACCTGGGACGAGTTGCCACCCCGCATGACCAGCTTGATTGAAAATGCTGTAAACGGTCCAATGCTGTTGGCCGTATAGGAGTAATCCTTGTACTGATTTGGGTTTGTTGACGGCGTATTGTCTACCGTCGAGTCAAGCTCCATCTGAACATACGGAATCGTACCGAATGCCTGTGTGCTATTTGCCGCCAAGATGCGGTAGTAGCAATCAACAAAGGCTCCAGGCGGCAAGTTGATCGAGAAGATGACATTCAAGCTGTTCGATGAGTTTGCCAAATTGAACTGTCTGGTAATGTAGTGACACGTTGTTGTGCAATTGTCCGGGGCAGTTTCCGCCACAAAGCGGACGTACTGCGTAAGACCAATATTCGTCTGGACGTGCGCCTGAGTGAACGGCGGTGTAGCATCAACGATGATTTGATTTCCACTCACAGCTACAATCGTGACCGGATTGGTGTACGAGTAAATCGGAGATCCGCCGCCACCAACTTCAGTTCCGGTAATCGTCAAAGCGTATCCAGGAACGAAGACGCTGAAGTCCAATGTACCAGGAGTAGGCGACGGAGATCCCGGCTGCATATTTGTGATCGTATTCAAGTATTGGAAGCTGGAAACAGTGCCGATTGCGCCTGATGTCTGGCCGGTGATTGCTTCCGTATCCTGGAAAACTCCATACACACTACCAAGCGTAAGAGTAAGGCCGTTCCAAGCAACAACTGTGCCATAAGCCCCGCTGACTGCGCCTGTTACCGTTTCTCCAGATGGGGTTGCCTGGAACTGTCCACCAGTCACACCGACTACTTGAATCAATACTTGAGAGTCGAAGTTCAAGTAATTCGAGCTTGTGACCAAAGCAGATGGAATCGTAGTTCCTTGATCCATTGCCTGAATCGTATAGTTGGAGAACGAAGGATCATCAATTTCATTACCGATCAAAATTGCGCTTGTGCGTGTCAAGTCAACCATCGGTGTAAGGTTCGCAGATGTGGTTGCGAGAGTTGCATTGAATACCATCGACTTTCTGTCATATGCCGATGTTCCAACAATGCTTGTCGTCTCATTGATGTCGCTGGCTACCATTCTTGGTGCGGTGAAATTGGACGTTGTATTCGTCGTGATCGGGTTCCAAATCGTATCCTTGATGTAAGGTTCTTGCATTGCATACGAATTGTTGTTTGGCGACTTGCCACTTGTGAATAGAGCCGACCAAGCGATACTTGAACCTGTTGGGGCGAATGTGTTTGTGACCGGGCAAATCGAGTCGAATTGAACGTTCTTTGTAGCGACCACACCATCAGGTCCAACACGACTGGTGCTGCTTGCGGCTGTTCCTGGGACCGTAATCGTATAAGTGTTCAAATCCACATTATTGATCGGGAAGGTTCCTGTCAACTGAACATCGGTCAACCCATTGTAAGTTCCAGCAGCGATGTTATTCAGAGTGACAACACTGTTGGAATAGGAACCTTTCGGCATTCCGTGATTTTGATGGTAGACACGAACAACATTCGATCCACTGACTGTCTGGAACGGAAGTGACTGCAATGTGTCTGGCTGAACACTCGAATTGGTAAAGTACAACTGACCGCTTACAGTTGGATCGAATTGCGCCTTGTTGATGATGAACTTCAAATTCTGTGAAGGATCAGCAACCCAGGTCGAAGCATTCTGCGACTTGAACAGATTGCCAAGATACGGCGGTGTGCTTACAATGTTGGTAGAACCTACAACTGTGTCGCCAATCTTAGCCGTGTACAAGAAATATTGGACAGAGTTAGCAATGAGCACAAAGGCATATTCTGTACCATCAGACAAGTAAACCGGGCAATCAAAGACAAAGGTTGTGCCAACCGATGCGTCATCTGAAATGTTGATGACTGCTGGTGTGAGAGGATCAATCGTATTGTCTGGAATGACGCCCGCCGCCGTAAGTGCGCTCAACGTCGGATTATTCGGATAGAGAACCTTTTCAGAGAACGGCACAACATCCTGACCCGGATAACCATTCACCATATTTCTGATCTGCATGGTGATTGGTACAGATGAATCGGTGGTCTGGAAGTATACTGTGATACTGGACACATAGCAACCACCCTGTTCTTTCACGAGGAATGACTGTGCAATAGGGTCGATCCATAATGTCAAAGTTGTGTCGCCACCGCCGCCTGAGACAGAACTTGTAGTCGAAGAAGTCGAACCCAAATTCTGAGTAATGACTTGGCTCTGGCTTACCTGCTTTGTGATGACTTCCGGTGTGTAGATGGAAGTGATTGTATCTTGATCTTGTTCGATGATTCCGCTGGCGTTGTAATTCGCATCGCCGTAAGAGTCAGCATTCGTGCTGTTTGTCTGAGAATCGGTCAAACGGAATGGTCTGACACCAACACGGAATTCATTGGAAGCCGTGCAAGGAATTTCAAAGAAGAGCGTTGTAGTTCCAATGACATCTGTCATGATAGGAGCGTTCAGCGGACCTACCAGGAACGATTCCGTAAAACCTGTGTCATTCGGATCGCTTGTAGTGCCTTCGTTATTATTCGTCTGCGGATCGTAGTCGCCGCCCCAGGTCATTGTCTGAGTGGTCCATGAAGCACCACTCAACGATGGAGTGATTTGAGGATCTTGGTACGGACGACAGAATGCAGAAACATCGGTTCCGTCGAAGAATGGGAATAGCTGAGTATTTGGCTTAAAGTGACGGCCAATTACTTGAATACGACGGCTTCTGATGTACGGCGAAAGGTAAGTGCCAACCACCGCATTGTTGATAGTCTGAGAAGACAACTGAGCAACGACTTCGGTCTGCGTTCCAACTTGTGTCTGTTGAATCTGCTGTGTGGTATTGACTGTAGTTGTGGTTGTTGTGGTCTGTCCACCACCAGCACCAGCGACATTGACCTGAACAGAAGACTGTCCACCATATTCCGGGCCGCAGGAGTAAGCCTGTCCGTTAATGTGAATGATGTTGGTACCCTGACCGCCATTTCCTGCTTGGTAAACCCATGTGCTCGGATCTGTAGCGATCAAGTTTTGAATGGTTGCAGCGTCATTTCCTACCACGTCGCCAGCAGCCAACTGAACACCAGCGCCAGCACCGGCAGCACCATTGGCTGCTCCTGTGACGGTTACTGTACTTGTAGATGTGCTTTGAGGCTGGCCCACCCAGGTGGTTTCCCAATCGCCCCAGGTTACTTGGCTCCACTGATTGGCTGTGTATCCAGCCAGAGCGGTATCGTTCGACACATTGATGGCCGGGAGTTGTACTGTGTCTTTCCAGGTGTCTGTATTCGGATTCAATGCGATGTCGCCGTAGTAAGTGAACACGGCGAATGGATTGACGTTAATGATATCCGTAGCAAATGTCTGCTGAATTGTCACTGCTTCTGTATACGGTAGAATTAACATGTTGCAACGATTCACATAGCCGGAAGATGCATTAGGCTGGAAGATCATTGAATTCGATGTCTGATTGAAGATCGGGCGCAACGTGTTGGTAGATGGATCGACGGCGCATCTGTAGTCGCTGTCGAAGATGTTTCCAACGGAATGGTCTACGAAATTATCAACCACAAAGCCGTTCTTGAAACGATCCAGGCCGGTGCTACTGTCAGTCACAGAATAGGTGGCCGTAGCAGTTTCAAGTTGATTCAAGTTTGTATAGTATTCCAGGTTCGCAATACGTTGTTCCAACTTGCCAATGTCGTGCATGGTATAGCGTGGATTCTTCGTAGGCGTGGTCGTCAAATCCGATACTGACAATGTATACGGATTCAACTGAACAGTGTACAGCATCATGCCGTCGATTGGATCGGCTGGCGGCTGCGGATTCAATGCAGAAACGCCCTTAATGATGTTAAAGTTTCCGTACTGGTCGAGATAGATCTTATCGATTCTTCCCAAGTAATATTGGAAGGCGCAGGACGTTGTTTCACTTGGTTGCAACGGTGCCGAATAGCTCGATCCGGTTCCAGAAAAACCAAATCCAAAGTTATCCTTTCTCGGTCTGAAGTCCAAACAATCACGTAAGGTATAGAATCTTCCATTCGATGCGTTGTAAGTCGGGATTCCTACGTAGTTGTTCAACGAAGAATAACTGTCAACGGAGAAGTAGTCGCCGCCCGAAGAATGGGAGAAGTATTGAAATTCAATCAAGACTCTTCCTGCCGGTCCTGGAGCATTGGGATACTTGGTTATGCTGCCGATGTCGTAGAAATAGTCACGCTGTCCAGTATCAAACGCATACTGATTTTTGATGTCAGGATCGCTTGTCGTTGCATCTATTGCTGGATCACCAGAATCATGGATTGCGATAATATTCGTAATGTCTGCTTCTTGCAGAGACATTGTAGCAGTTGGATTCGGATATGCAAGCGGAGTTGCTGTAACAAGAGCCTTTGTCTTTTCCATGGCTCCTATCTTATTCAACGTCGCCATGAGTTTGATAATCGTGTTACCAGAGGTTCCAGATCCTACGCCAGACGTGATGTAGAAAATCAATGTTGTGTTCGCAGGAGATCCGCTGAAGCTGCTTCCGTTGATGTACGGTGCTAGGTTAATGATCTTACCCACATTCGACGGAGTGGCTGTGTCCTGAATGATCGTAGCCATGTAGTCTGTTGGGGTGAATGGTGCAAACGGAGCATTGGCCGTTGTCGTGAACTGATACATACCACCCGTGGCAATCGTGCCCTGCAAGGCTGTCCGAACGAAGTAGTTGGTCTGAATGGAATTGTCGGCTGCACGAACGGTCTTCACCAATGGAGTTGGCATTGGGTAAATCAAAGTCGATGCGACAGTGTTGAAGATCTGTGTGCGCCCGGAGAGCGTACCCGTTGTAGCTGTTGCGCCGGAACCAGTCGTGAACGTTCCGTTCGTTAAAATTTGCTTGCCGTTACTGACAGATGGCTCGGTGATGATATTGTTGTTGATAGCATCATAGGAGACCAGAAGCTCAGTTCCGATTCCGCTAGGTCCAGTGATCGTTGCACCTGGGACCAAACCCGTACCGTTGACGTTCGTTGCATTGAAGGCCGCACAGATGTCACCAGCGCAATTCAGACTTTCTCCCAAGTTATTGTGAGAAGGATCATTCACCAAGAAGAAAGATCGAACTGTGTTGATATCGACACCAGGATTCATGTTGATGTCGAACAAGTACATTTTGAAAAGTGCGGATGGATCGCCAGCGTTTGCTCCCTGAACAAACTCAATAGAGTGAACTCTAGCAGTGCCAAGTCCGTTGGTTGCTACACTGAACGATCCACCAATTCCAGTTGATTTGATGTTTGAAAAATTGATTGTCAAAAAGTCTGGAACTGCTGCCGTCGTGTCCGGGAGAGGGATATTTATCAGGTTCTTGACAAACACGAACGATCCGATTGGAGTAGGAATCAATGCACCATTAGCCTGTCCGCTATCTCTTGCTTTGTCCATTTCGACATAAGTTGTGGACAGAGTGTCGATACGGTAGCCATCTACATAAGCTCTTCCAGATTCCAAACCAACTGCCAATTGGTCTGCTTCACCATAGGGCGCAGCCGGGTAGCCCGGAGGCGGATTGGTTGGGTCCGGTGGCGGCGGTGCGTACACACCACGATTAACCTGTGTAGGATCTGCAATCTCGTAAGATGTGGTAATGTCGGCAACTTGATTTGGTGCGTAGTCCTGATCCAACTGAGCCGTCTTTGTCGAACCGTTGTAACTTGTGATTGTAAAAGTCTGTCCTGCGCCAGATCCATTGTTCAAATAGATCTGCATGTTGTTATACGCTCCATCAACTGCCGAAGCATTCGTCGCCAAACTGATAGTAGCAGGAGCGGCAGGAGAAGCAACAGCAACCGTTGCGCCTGTGGCAATACCGGCTGTCACAAATGACGTGTCCAAACTTTCACGCACATCGATGGAGAAGTTACGAACCGCAAAGTCTCCATTCGCATCTGCCATACGAGTTGCCATTTCTTTCAAAATGACGCTGTAAGTATCGGTAGAAACTTTTGCCTGGGTAACACTGTTGATAAGACGAACCAATTCCACAAAGTTGTTGTCGGTTGTGGTATCCGTCAAACTCTTGCTGGTAAGGGTAAGATCAATCTTGTAACGATGAGCGCCAGGAGCGGCATAATTCGTGCTGCCTTGTGCATTGTCATTCAACGAAGAATCTTCTTCCGGTGTGATGATAGACTCTGCGATTTCAAGTCCAACACGGCAGCTTACGATGTTGGAGTACTTGTTCAACAAAAGATACTGCTGTTCGACACGCACAAAGATGCCCCAAATGTAGTAGACACCTTCATCAATCTGTGCCGAAACTGCAAGGCCGGTTGGTGAATTTGATGCCGTCTGAGCAAGACCTGTGGTCGAATTTGCGATGACGAGAACTTCATTGCTTGCGAACACCGTTGCGCCATTCGTGCCAGTATTGAGGTACTTCACATAAATCGTGTTAGGATCTGTATTGACGGCGGCGACTGTGTAAACGACCTGTGCTGTCAATCCGGTAGTCTGTCCTTGAATAATCTGACCATTGAACAGTGCCAAATTGATCGGAACCGGCGTGCTTCCTACGAAACCGTAAGTTGGTTGCAGACAGACATAGTTGGTTTTTGGATCTGTAGCGACCTGACCCGGAATCACCATCGAACCGTGTTGGTAGATAGAATTTCCCAGGTACGTCAATTGCTGTTGAAGAATGGTCTGCTCTTGCGTAAGTTCACGGGCTTGGACCGCTACAGACGGGCGAAAGAGGATGCGGTAAAAATGCTTCGTTTCGCTGTAATCGTCATTGTACGGTGAAATATTGAAATTCAACATGTTTTACTCGTGAGTATTTAGGAACTCGTTTTTTAGTATGACAACAAATGAACCCTTTATGAGTATGGTACCTTCCATTGGCAACAGAAGACATAGAATTTTTATCTAAACCATGCTCTCTACAAAATGCCGCTAAATTATCAATATGTTGTTTTGTCCCATCGGGAAAAGCCACAATAAATTTTTTAGTGTGTGTTGCTTTTCCTCTACGTTTCATACTCATTACTAATTTCGCTCCATCGGTATGATGTTTACCATACATCGGATTGTTTTGTCCTGAGCGATTTTTTCCCCGCCATCTGTTGTGAAGAGACATCTTTTGTTTTGTTTCATCCGAATGACGAAGGGATTGCCGCTCACTACCTCCCGGTAATGTGTTGTATCCATTTTTTTGTGTATTATATTCAGCAATAAATTTTGGTTCTAATGTGTTCAAAACGTAGTTTTCATCGGAGCCTTCCGCCAACACATATTGTTCAAAATTTTCAGGACCGTATTTACGAATTGCTGCATGAATACGATAATGCGAATTTCGATGAAGCGCCCAATAAACATGTTCACTCCATCTTTGGTCAACAGACTTGGAAGTAAATCCAATATAACTTTTTCCATTCTTTTTGTTGGTTATTCGGTATACTATCATACTGCTATTTATCCACAATCTTCAAGTCACCACCCCACAATTTTTAATTCATTTAAGTTCTTTGTTTTCAAAATTCTACGACGATTTTAACATCCTCTACTTGATCGCTTGAACGGGCAATCGGGCGGCGATTTTCCAAATAGACAACCTCGCCCACATACGGAGCCAAATCAGGAGCGATGATACTTGCAATCTTGTATATGCTCGTGCCATTCGGTGTGATCGTCCAAGGGGTGTTCGTCGTAGCTGTTCTGTTCGTTCCCACATAACCAGTGATGATTCTGATCTGGCCTGTACCCGCACCGCCACTAATGAGGATCGTCTGCCCTACATATGCGCCCGAAGCTGCCGACGCCGAATTAGGAAGAACAATCGTTGTAGAAGTTCCGCTGGTGGCTGTTCCTGTTGTGGTCAAAAGGACACCACTAGCTTCCGATCCAACTACTGTTTCGCCTGGGACAAAGGTTCCTACCACTTCGGCCAATCTCAATGTTGGGCCTGGACCGACAGGATCTAATCCTTCAGAGTCATAGTCAACTACGACACCAGTTGCACCGCTAGTGCTTCCTGTAACCGTTTCATCGCCAAGGAACGTAGCGCCGCTCACTGTTCCGAAAGTCAGTCGCCACATTTGATCGTAGTCCAA